TAACTACGCCAACCTATACAACACGGCAGGACAAGACCGCACAGCGACTGCGACTAACTATGCCAACGCAAACGCCCAGCCACTGATAAACCGCGCATTGCGGGACAGCACACGGACGCTACAACAAGACACCTTGCGTAACATCGGCATGGGTGCATCTGTGACAGGGAACACAAACAGTTCCAGAGCAGGTATCGCTGAAGCTGTTGCAGGTCGTGACTACATGGATCGGGCTGCTGACGTATCAGCGGGTATCCGTAGTGATCTGATGGACAAGTCTTTCCGTGAGCAAGACGCTTCATTCAACAACATGATGAACGCTAACAAAGGTATTGGTGCATCTTACATGGGTGCCTTTGGTATGGGTAACACAGGCGTTGGCAACATGATCAACGCTGGTGGTGCTTTCCAGAAAGACGAGCAGAACACCTACGATGCACAGAAAGCCAAGTTTGACGCAGACCGCGATTTTGCCATGCAGCAGTACAACTCATATAACGCTGGCATCCTTGGTCGCGCACCTCAAACAGCAGGAACAGTCCGACCTAATCTTGTCGATCCTACAGCAGCCGCTATGGGCGGTGCATACGCTGGGTCAGGTATTGGTCAGAAGATGGGTAATGTTTTTGGCAGCTTCTTTAACCAAGGCCCGTCTGTTTCCGTTGCTGGCCGCAGTGGACCAAACACAGGCTTTAACTTTGGTGGAACGGGCAACAACAGTCCTTACCTATATGGTGATGGCTACGGTGGTGGAGACTAGAGCCTATGCAATTCCCAAGTGGTCTGCTTCGCAGTGACGGTAGCCCTACGCCTATGCTGCTCGATGCTATTAGGCACAGTGAGACAGGCCATCTAAACGATGCACAGGCCGTAGGAGCAGTCAGCAAGAAAGACGCTATCGGCCCTTACCAGCTTCTCCGTAAGAACCTGCATCAGATGGGCTACAAGATGCCTACGAACATCAGTGAGGCAGATGCGACTGACATTGATAAGTCGAGAGAATTAGCAGCCAAGTACGTCACTGGTTACAACCAGCATCACAAGTTCAATAACCCTCTCCACTCTCTTGCTGCTTTCAACATGGGTCCAACAGCGACTGCTAGGTGGATCAAGGATGGCGCAGACTTCAACAAGCTGCCACAGGAAACTAAAGAGTACGTTACGAGAGCATCCGTATTCTTAAATCAAGGACAGAACGACATGATGCCTAACCAAAACGCTGCACTAAGCACGAACAAGACTTCAATGCTGCACCCTGACCTACAAGCTGATGTCGCCAAGATGCGTAACAACGAAGTGCCAGAAGATGTCATCTCTGATTACATTGCTCAACGCAGCCAGTATTACAACAGTCTTCCAGCAGCCCCCGCAGCGGCACAACCAGCCCTATCTGCACCAGCGCAACCCGCTACACAAGGTATGCTGGCACAACAAGATGTGCAGGACAGGCTTATGGATGCGGCTAGAAACCAGCAAGACACATTCACAAGTGGTAGCCTCGGTGTACAAGCTCCACAAGCTGCACTGGCAACCCCTGACGACAGCCTCATGTCTCCTGATGATGACATGCTTGCAGGTGGTGTAAACCCTATGTACGGCAACGACAACCCAGACGCTACTTGGGCGAAGGTTGGCACTGACATTCGAAAGGTCTTAATCGGCAAGAACAGGCATGAAAGAGCAAAAGAGGCCGAAAATAAGAAAATCATGTCAGCCGAGATCGACAACGCTCCTGACCCTGTTGAGCTTCCAAACACAACATTGCCTGATGATGAAAGCATAGTACCTGATCCTACAGACCAAGGTGTACTGGCGATGGATGCAGCAAGGAACCAGCAAGACACATTCACAACCGGCAGTCTCGGTGTCCAAGCTCCGCTTGATAGTAAATCCGATAACACTTCTCAGCGTCCTGATGCTTCCTTGCTAAAAGAAGCTAACGAACAGCTAGGCCAGTTAAACGCATCAAGTGGTCGGCGCAACAACGCTATGCTCACCACAAACCCTACACGCAACATCGGCAGTGACGCTAATGATCGCATCCGTATCGGCGGTGCTATGGTAGAAGCATCTCAGCGCGGCGGTCTAGCTGCTATGGGTGCGGGAGCAGCCGAGTTCGGTGCCATCGAGGATCGAGAGTTGGCAGCATCAGCCGCCCTCGCTAAAGCGCAAGCTAAAGTAAAGCCCAAGAAACAGCTTGCCCCTATTATCGAGAACCCAGTTGTGACAGACAACATTGACAAGTTAATCCCTCAGTTAGATGAGGACATTGCAAGCTGGTGGCCTAGTAATGTCGCTGGTTTTGGGGGCAAGGTATTGTCTAATATTTACGGATCTGAAGCCCGTGACTTTGAGGCTCGGCTTGAGACAATCAAAGCCAACATTGGTTTCGACAAACTACAAGCAATGCGTGACGCTTCTCCCACAGGCGGCGCACTTGGTCAGGTTTCAGAGATGGAACTTAGGCAGCTTAATGCCTCTATGGGCAACCTAGAGCAGTCCCAGAGTCCAGAGCAGCTTCGTGAGAACCTAATTGCAGTTCGTGAGCAGTATGTACGCACACTGGCAGCAATCAACGCACAACGCCAAGGTTATCAACAGATGCAAGGTGGCGGCGGTTTGACCCAATCACAGGCGTTCCAGCCTGATGCCAACATCATGGGTCTTATCCAGACATACACTCAGTAACACTTAGGAGTAAGATATGGGTTTGCAAGAACAACTTGCGACTGCCCTGCAAAATGCACATGCAGCAGGTGATACACAGGCTGCACAGCAACTTGCTCAAGCTCTAAAGCAAAGCATGGCTCAACCGCAGGCTGCACAGCAGCAGTCTATATCTGCCCCACCAATGCCTTACTCCAAGGAGCCACCAAAGCAGACTGATAGCGCACTGGGTTACTCAGTCGATCAGGCTCAAAGACTAGCTGGCAAGGGTGTAGAGGCGTTTGGTGATCTTATTGGCTCCGATACTGTCAAACAGTTTGGTACAGATGTTGTTGCCCAACAGGACAAGGACATCGAAGAGGGTGGTTACACTCCAACATACACAGGCAGCTTGCGTGAGACCTACGAAAAAGGCGGCTTCAGTGAAGCTGTCGGCTGGATTGCAGAGAAATCAGCAGAGAACGCAGCATCGGGTGGTACAGCTATTGTTGGTACAGGTTTAGCAGCGGTAACTGCTCCTTTCTCCCTGACAGCATCGGCTCTTATCGGTGGAGCCACGGTTGCTGGATCAGTTGCGATGGGTGCCGGTGAGTCAGCCTTCGAGCAAGAAGAAAAGACAGGTGATTACGACAGCAAACTAGCTGCTGGCACAGGTGTTATTGTCGGTATCTTAGACAAGTTCGGTGCCGGTAAAGTTATCCCGAAGCCAGACCTAGCTAAACTCTCAGGACAAGAGCTTGTCGAGAAGCTAATCAAGGCTGGTAAGCCAAATGCAGCCCAAGCTATTGGTAAACGAATCCTCAAATCTACAGTCAGCGAGGGTGCAACAGAAACAGCCCAAGAAGCTGCGATTGCAGGTAGCGCAGCGGTCAGAGGCGGCAAGTACACCAAGGATGAACTGATTGATCGAGGTTTAGAAGCCTTCGTACTCGGTGGAACTATGGGTGGCGGTGTCACAACCACTGTTGAAACTGCCAAAGCGACAGGCAGAGGCATCCAGAATGTCACAGGCACAGCCCCAGAGGTTTTAACCCCAGAAGAACAGGCTGCTAGGACTGATGTAGCCAATCGTGTCGGACGTATTGCTGACGAAAACAACATGAACGTCAAGAATGTCGGCAAGATGGGTTCAAAAGGAGCCGTTGACGCTGTAGACAACGCTCATACCGAGATTGTTAGTGACATTAACCTTGCTGTTGATGGTTTGAACCAGACACAGGGTACAAGTTTAGGCAGACGCAAGACCGACACGGCAGAACAGGCAGCAAAGAAAGAAACTGCAAGGCTTGGTATCAAGAACGCAAAGAATAAGGTCAAAGGTATCGTAACCATTGATCAGATAAAGGCTGTGGAAGAGCTAGTGGGTGGCACAACAGAAGGCCAGCAACTCATCAACCTAATGCGTGAGAGTAACGAACTCACAGCTCTCCACAAGTCTGGATATGTCGGCGGTGTATCTCAATTCACAGACCTTTTAGCCCCAATGGGCGGCGGTGCAGGGTACGACCGAAGCGCAATCAACGCTGAACGTCTACTTCGCCCACTTTTAACAGGTGGAGCAGCCGCGCAAACAGGTGGTGTGTCCCTTATAGGCCAAACAGCCGGATTTGTAGCAGGTAGAGCTGTTGATGCTGTAACTGGACGCAGAAGCCGTGTCGCTAAGTACATTAGGGACAACAGAGGCCAAGGTAGCGCAGTCACCTCTATCGACTCTGCGCGCGCGCGAGGTTTAGCAGCTTATAGACGCAAGGAAGAAGAGCGCAGACAAGCTAGACTTAAACGCTTACAAGCACAGAGGGATAGACAAAGAGAAGACGCAAGAAAAGCTGCTGAGAAACAAGCAGAAAAACTGCGTAAAGAGGCTCTCAATGAACAGCTTTGGGAATCAGGCGCAAGAGAAAGACAAGGTTACACAGGTGGTAGCCCACAAGATGTTCTTCTCCGTGCCACAGGTATGGACATACCAAATCTGGTTAAGACATTAGCTTATATTATCCGCAACAACGCTAATGGCACTTCTGCATTTATAGCTGCCAAAAGCGCAATGCGTAGCTTAAAGAAGGGCGGTGATATAACGTATCTAAACGAGCTTATTACTCTTGTTAAAGATAGTTATGCAGCAGCAGGTGCAGTCCAGCCTAATACACCAGAGCCAAGAGCATTTCGTGAGTACCAAGAAGGACAAAGACGTAGCCAAGCATACGAAGAAGGCAAACGCCAGAACATTGCGGCAGCTAACGCCTTGATAGACGCTGTGCAGCAGGACGGTAGTTTAGACCCTTTAACAAGAGGTCTTATCCTAGAGAGACTGCAAGAATACGCTAACGGAACTATTGGTAGTGACCCTGTTCGAGCTATCCAGATGGACATGGAAAGTGCAGTCCAAAAGGGTGCAGACATGCAAGCAGTGCAGAAGTACATGGCTCCCTACCTTGACCGGATCATGAAGCAGCAACCCCAGCAGGGTACTGAACAACCACAGCCGCCTCAACCACCACAGCCGCCTCAACCAGAACAGCCGCAGCCGCCACAGCCGCCGCAGCCACCTCAACCAGAACAGCCGCAGCCACCACAGCCGCCGCAGCCACCTCAACCAGAACAGCCGCCGCAGCCAGAACAACCAGCGCAAGAGCAATCTAACAGTAATGCAATTACCCCAAGCGTTACCCCAGAGACTCTTAATACTATGATCCCTACTGAGGCAGCAAAAGAACTTCGCAGACAACTAAAAGAGGCAGCACAAGACCCCCGTTATTATAACAAGGATTCCTCGCAGTATGGGGGTCGCACGGCGGCAGACTTTGGTGCGGTAACTTTCCCAAAAGCCCATTGGACGAAAGAAAGTGCTTCTATAGTCCTCGCACTTAAAAATGAAATTGATCAAATAGCAGACAAGTTCAACATACCGCGTATTAGAGGGATTAAGCACGGTACTGGAAATTACGGTGCAAACATGGGTGACGGGGTAATGCAGCTAAACGCTGACTCTTTCTACCGCTACTCTATTGGTATTGATCAGTCTACATCTGACATTAGTGTAGAAGAAAGAAGAGCAAAGGTAGATGCTCTAAAATCACAGATCAGAGATGTCAAAGAACAGAACAAAGAGTTACGAAGGCAAAGAGAGTCACTTCCACAGGGAAGCTACGAAAGAGCCGACTTAACTAGTAAAATAAACGAAAACAATAACAAGGGTAAGAGCCTTCTTCTTGAGGCGCGTGGTCTTACCAATGATAATCTAAACAAGTCTAATTGGAAACTAGGAGACCCACTTAGGGATCGCCCAGTGGTCGGTGATGCTTATGCAGATACCGGATTAGAGCAAGCTAGACATACAATGTTTCATGAAATGGGTCATCACGTTCACGCCTACTTTGGAAACACTTATGTAGAGAACCATCTCGGTGGAAAAGTAAACAGGCGAAACTATACCAGACCTATTGAGGATTGGTTGAGAAACCATAAAAGCGAGGTTGTCTCAATAAAAGCTGGTAACAACAAAACCTTTCAGCAAGCCATAGCTGACATTGAGGCTGACACCAGCGAAAACAATCTTCGTCAGTTCCAACATTACGCACAGTGGAACAGTCATGAATGGTTCTGTGAGAACTTTGCCACATACTTTATGGGAAACACTGAGAGAGTTGACCCAGTGTTTGTGAAATTGATAGAATCCATACTCAAGGATGGGAAGGTTCCAAAATGAGCGAGCTGAGAGCTGACATATTAAACATGCTACAGAAAGGTGAAAACCTTACTGACAGTGATGTTAAAAAGATCAACGTGTCTTTTGATGAGCTTCAGAATAACGGTGACTTAGACTTTGACGAACTAGAACAGTTAGAAGCATTTATGCACCGTGTTATAGGCCAAGTCAGTGTAGAACCTAACTCTAAGTTGTCTCCCGATGGGCGCACCTAAGAACCCGCGATTGAAATCGCCACCCACAAAGGGCAACGGCGCATGTCCCCAACGCGCACCTAAACAAAACTACTTCTCGACTCTAATGGAAACCCCAGAGGGTCGAGAGCTAAGAAAGCAGTGGTCAACCAAGCGTAGGAAAAACGCTGGTCGGCCTAAAGGCGTTCCAGATGGTTTACGGAAAGAGCAAGCCGATAACCTCCGAGCGAAAGTTAAAAAGGAAGCAGAAAAGGTAGTAGAAATCATGTCACAAAAGTATGGCGTAGAAGATGAGTATGCAAAAGAAGCACTAGGCACAGCGGTCGAAGTCATGCGTATGCAGGGCGAAACCCGTGAGCGTCTATCAGCCGCACGGCTAGTGTTAGACTTTTGTAAACAGAAGCCTGTGGCTAAATCTGAAGTTGCAGTCGCACGGGCAGAAGACTTCCTAGCTTCACTGCTAGTTGAAGATGATGATGGATCAGAAACTAAAGCAGGTTCGTAAGCGTCTACTATCTGAGTTTCCTTTTTATGCGCGTTCTGCGCTATCTATCAGAACAAAAGCTGGTGAGATTGCTCCGCTAAAACTCAACCCAGCACAGCAAATCCTAGATGAAGCTGTAACCAAACAACTCCAAAATGAAGGCAAGATTAGGGTTATTATCCTAAAGGCAAGGCAGCAGGGTCTTTCGACCTACACGGGCGGCTACCTTTACTTTTCTGTGTCTCAACAAAAAGCCCGAAAAGCAATGGTGATTACCCACCATGCCGATAGTACACGGGCTTTGTTCGACCTAACGAAGCGTTACCATGAACACTGTCCCGATATACTGAAACCTCACACCAAATACAGTAGTAGAAGGGAATTGTCTTTTGATGTCCTTGATTCGAGCTATGTCGTTGCCACAGCAGGTGGCGATTCCGTTGGTAGAGGGGAAACCCTCACTCATGTCCATGCCTCTGAACTGGCTTTCTGGCCTAAATCAACCGCACAGGACATATGGAATGGTCTGGCTCAAGCTGTACCGAATACTGCTGGCACTGCTATCTTTATCGAAAGCACGGCGAATGGTGTAACAGGTATTTACCATGATATGTGGAGAGGCGCGGTAGAAGGCACAAACGGCTTTGTACCTGTTTTTATTCCTTGGTTTGTGGACCCCACTTACATCGAGGAAGTACCACTGAACTTCGAGCGAACTCCAGATGAGCAGGAACTCTCTGAGAAACACAATCTCTCAGATGAACAACTTATGTTCCGCAGACGGAAGATCGCTCAAAACGGGATCGACCTATTTCATCAAGAATACCCTTCGGAGCCTTCTGAAGCGTTCTTGACGACTGGTCGTCCCGTTTTCAATCCCCAGCAGCTTCAGAAGTCACTTGATAACTCAAGGGATGTAGAAGACAGGCTGGCTTTAGAGGGTGAGGAGTTTCTGCCTAATATCAGGGGAGAACTTACCACTTACCGGAAACATGATGAGGGTATGCAGTATGTCATTGGCGCAGATTCAAGTATGGGTATCCGAAATGGAGACTACTCCGTTGCACAGGTACTCGACTCGAAGAAACGTCAGGTTGCCATATGGCGTGGTCATGTCCACCCTGACTACTTCGCCCAAGTCCTTAAAGCACTTGGCGAGTATTACAATGAAGCGTTTATCATTGTTGAGAACAACTCTCACGGCATCCTGACTTGCACACGACTTGGGAAAGACTTTGCTTATCCTAACTTCTACACAGAAGTGCAGGTAGACAAGCTCACAGACCGAGAAACAGTCAAGCTCGGCTTCACTACATCTTCAAAGACAAAACCTCTGATCATAGACCAGCTTCGCGCAGCATTACGCGAGGGTGAGCTAGAGCTAAATGATGCTGTGACGATCAGAGAACTCATGACTTACATCGTTACCGAAACAGGTGCGATGGAAGCTGAACCTTCTTGCTTTGATGACTGTGTGATGGCTCTTGCTCTGGCAAACCATGTTCACGAAGGAGCTTGGGAACCCGTGGAGACACCACATGAACTTTACTTGGAAATGGTCTAAGATATGGCAAAAGTAGAAGAATACGAAAAGCTAGAAGACGATGAGATTGTAGCTATTCTGGACTCAAACATACGGCAGTCCATCGGCTCATTCGATAGTGATCTAGCCCGTGAACGTAAGAAGGTCACTGACTACTACAATGCCGCGCTTCCAAAGCCAGCACATGATGGCAACAGCCGCTACGTCTCTCAGGATGTCTACGACACAGTAGAGTCCATGAAAGCCGCGCTGCTGGAGACGTTCTCAAGCGGTAGCCGCATCGTCAAGTTTGCACCGCAAGGGCCAGAGGATGTGCAATTAGCGTCTGTCTGTAGCGCATATACAGACTTCGTACTGTTCCGGCAAAATGATGGTTTCGGTCTATTTCGCTCAGTGATTCACGATGGCCTTGTAGCCAGAGCAGGTATTGCAAAAGTGTTCTGGCAGGAGAGTAGTGAGGAAGACCTACAAGAGTTCGAGGGTCTTTCCCAAAGCGAACTCGATATGGTCTTAGCTGAAGACGATGTTGAACTTGTCGAAAGCGATGAGGACGAAAACGGCTTAATCAATGGTGTGGTGTCTTCACCAGTATCTACCAGTCAGGTTGTCGTTGAGGCTATTCCACCAGAAGAGTTCTTGATAGAGAGCCAAGCTGTAAGCCTAGAGAAAGCCAACTTCGTAGCGCACAGAACCCGCAAGACGCTCTCAGAGCTTCGGGACATGGGCTTCGATGAAGATATCCTAGACAGCATAGGTGAGTCTCATGAGGATGTAGAGCTAGAGACAGATGCAGAGCTTTTGGCACGTTTTGACAACATTGGCTCAGATAGAGGCAATAGCAGTCGAGGCTACCAAGACCAAGTTCGCACAATCATGGTCTATGAAATCTACATCAACCTCGACATCGAGGGTACTGGTATTGCCAAGCTGCATCGTATCTTGAAGGCTGGAAACGCAATCCTAGAGAAAGAAGAAGTAGACCGCCTACCGTTTGTGGTCTTTACACCTCTTCCTATCCCCCATGCTTTTTACGGCAGCAACTTTGCAGAGAAGCTAGTTGCAACCCAGAACGCACGGACAATCCTAACTAGGTCGATCCTAGACCACGCAATGATCACCAATAACCCACGGTACATGGTTGTCAAAGGTGGCCTAACAAACCCACGCGAACTTATCGACAACCGTGTGGGAGGTCTGGTAAATGTCAGCAGGGTCGATGCCATCAGTCCAATGCCGCAAGCATCTCTGAACCCGTTTGTATTCCAGACACTACAGCTTCTTGATGAAGACAAAGAAGACAACTCAGGTGTCAGCAGACTCAGCCAAGGTTTGAACAAAGATGCTATAAGCCACCAAAATAGTGCCGCAATGGTTGAGCAGCTTGCCACCATGTCGCAGCAGCGGCAGAAGATCATCGCAAGGAACTTTGCTAACCAGTTCGTCAAGCCACTCTTCCACCTAATTTACCAGCTTGTTGTTGAGAATGAAGATCAGCAGAAGATCATCGACTTGTCAGGTGAGTATGTGCAGGTGAACCCTTCTGTATGGGACAGTAAGAGAGACGTTATGGTTCAGCTACACCTCGGATATGGTGAGCAGGAAGCAGAGAGCCAGAAGCATCTAATGATGCACCAGATGTTCTCACAAGACCCAATCCTGCAAGGCATGTACCAGCCTCAGAACGCCTACGCACTGGTTAAGGATGTAATGGAGAAGGCTGGCATCATGAATGTCAGTGATTACCTAACATCGCCTGATCAGCTACCGCCTCCACAGCCTGACCCTGCACAAGAGATGCAGATGCAAATGGCACAGAAGCAGATTGAGCTTCAAGAACGCCAGACAGCAGTCGCAGAGGCGAAGGCACAGGTAGACGCGCAGATCGCGCAGATGAAGATGGAGCTTGAGCAGATGAAAGCACAAGCACAGCACGCTCTACAGAGCGACAACCAAGACCTCAAAGAGCAGCAGTTTAAGTTCAAGCAGTTCATTGATTCAAGTGAGCTACAGATACTCCGCACTGCTGAAGACCTAAGAGGTATCGCATCCCCAACGGGATAAGGAGAGACAATGAGTAACGAAGAAGAGCAGTTGATTCGTCACGGAGAAGCATCAGAGCAAATACTAGGCACTGAGGCTTTCTCTGGGACTATCGACAGAATGGTGCAAAGCACTTTCCAAGCGTTTGTAAACTCTAAGCCAGAGGATACAGAGGCGCGAGAGCGTAGCTATGCACATTACAGAGCCTTGGTAGATATCGTTTCGACCTTGCAGCAGCAAGTATCGGTGAAGAACGAGATTATCGCCAAGAATGATCGTGACAACAACGAAGAGGTTGAATAGCACCATGTCTAACGTGCAAGAAAACAACAACCCGAATGAGGGTTTCCCCCTCGATGCAGAAGAAGCCATTCTTGCGAAGTGGGAAGACGCTGAGAACCAGCCATCTGAAGACGAAGCAGAGGCACCTCAAGAGAGTCCAGAAGAGACCACGGACATTGTTGAGGAAGAAGAGATTACGGAAACTGACGATCCTGATGAGGATGCAGAAGACCCTGATGAAGAGGAAACAGAAGACGATGATACAGATGATGATACAGAAGACGATGAGGCTGGTGATGAGCCTGTTGAACTGTCTGATGATCTTGAGATTGATGTTGTCGTTGCTGGGGAATCTAAAAAGGTATCTTTGGCAAATCTCAAGCGATTGGCAGGTCAAGAAGCTAGTCTCACCCAAAAGTCTCAGCTTGTCGCTTCTCAACGTAAAGATGTTGAGGCAAGCATCGAGAAGAACCATATCGTTTTCCAAAAGATGCTGGAAAAGGCTCAAGAACGCTATAAGCCCTACTCAGAAGTAGACATGCTTGTTGCCAGCAAGACAATGGAAACGGAAGACTTTGCTCAACTCAGAAAAGAAGCTCAAGACGCTTTCAATGACTTGAAGTTTCTTAATGAAGAAGCAGACACTTTCTACAGTGACATCAAACAACAACAAAAGACCGCAATGCAGGACGCTGCTAAAGATTGCGTATCTAAGCTCCAAGAGGAATTACCAGACTGGAGTAACAAGTTGTATGACGACATTCGTAGTTACGCTGTATCCAACGGACTGCCCCAAGACCAAGTTGACCAGTATGTAGACCCAGCGGTGATCATGTTGATCAACAAGGCTCGACTGTATGACGAAGGTAAGAAAGTAGCCTTGGTAAAGAAGAAAAAGAGTGCAGCTTCCAAAACGGTTCTTCGCAGTAAACGCTCACCAGACAATAAGTCATCTGCAAAAGCATCAGCCGAGAAAGCTCGGCAGCGCATGGTGCAGAGTGGTGGTCGTGACCTCGATGACATTGCAGCAGCTATCTTAGGTAACTGGGAAGCATAAAACCACACAGCCAGATAAGAAGGGAAAAACCCCACAATGGCAATTTACAAAACCTACGAACAGATCGGCCTCGCTGAGGACGTATCTAACATCATTTCTGATATCACACCAACTGATACACCTATGTACTCTATGATCAAATCAGAGAAAGTACATGCGCGTCAGTATCAATATCAGACAGACTCACTTGCCGCCGCAGCCGCAAACGCACAGCTTGAGGGCTTTACAGCGTCAGCAGGTACAGCAATCCCAACAACCATGATCACTGGTAACACCCAGATTCTACAAAAGACTTTCCAAGTATCAGCAACCGCTGATGCTGTAAAAGCATACGGTAGAGCTAAAGAGACAGCATATCAGCTATCAAAAGCCCTAAAAGAGATCAAGAAAGACGTAGAATTCGCCTTTGTTGGTTCCTCTAACGCAGGTAATGCTGGTAACGCCACAACA